TTAAAGCAAAGGTTTGCGATCAGGTTGTCATCAGCCTTGCTCCCTCTGCCCTTACCTCCACCCCAATTTGTGTGAGCCGCAACCACAGTACCGTCATCAGCCAAGCAATGCTGGCAAGGTATCTGCCTAGCAGCCTCCAACAGCTTCTTGCTTCGGATGTAGTTATGCTTTGGAAACATCATTCTGTTCTCCAATACTTGTAGGCGACCACTTCACTTCACGCTCATCACCAAAGGCGTGAGCCAGCGTTATCAGGTCTGTCATCTCTTGCTTTGTCATCTTGCTGGTTGACGATCCAAGAACAACAAAGCCACCATCAATGCCTGGTATTGCTCGTTGTTTTTTCAGGCCAGCAGTCAGCAAATCCTTAAATTCTTCTTTTGTCAGCTTCTCGCCATGCCACAGCACTTGTTTTGACAAGTCTGTAAGCACCGACCACATCAAAGCATTCTGTTCTTGGCTGCGCTTTTCTTGCTCAATCGTCAGCACCAGCTTGTTCCCAGCCATCAAGTAAGGCTTGGCTTTTTGCCAAATGTCTTTCAGGACTGTGTGCCCTTGTTGTGCGTTGTAAAGAGTGACCTTCATTCCAGTTCTTCCCTTACGCAAACATGGACGCTTGCAATCGTGTCGTATCGCTTTGTCACATGAAGGCTAACCACTTGAACGTCATCTTTGTAGACAATTCCGTTCATTGCATCCAAGAAAGATTTAGCCACGTTATCAAGGTCTGGCTTCTTTGGCCTCTCTAAACGGTTTAAACAGGCTTCCTTGCGCTTTTTTGAGTAACTGGCAGGGATTGCATGGTTGATGTAAATATAGACCGCTACAGGCGTTTCTAGCGGCAATGAAGGGCACATTGCAGACAGTGCTTTGCTGGCAATCATTGATTCGTAATCAACAGACTTCTTTGGGGTGTATGTGCGACCACGGGCAAACCTTGGTCTTTGCTTTCCAACTGGATCACCTTCAACTGAAAATATGAGCTGGAAGGTCATGCTGTCAACAGTCTCCATGCTGTTGCCGCACACAGTGGGACTTGTCCGTTTCCAATGGCTTTAAGTCTGTCCACCTTAGCGGCCACCCCATCAGCCACTCTACCCACGTTGGGTTCAGACTTCCACCAGCTTGCGCGGCCAATGTTGGCGTGTTCCGTAATGCTTCGCTTGGTGCGTTTGTCTTTTTTGCGTTGTGTGATGTTGGTGTCGGCCACATTCTTTGCCCAACAATCGTTTCTAGATTTGGATTGCGTTTCTCGTTCCAAGCCGAAACTGGTGTAATCGTTGCCGCCATTGCTGAACAACTGCGAGGTGTCGGCCACCTTTCCGACAATCCAGATTCTGTCTCTCTGGTGGTTTGCTCCAACATCGGCAGCTCCCATAACAGTCCACTTCGCGTCATACCCGAGCGCGGTAAGGTCTCCAAGGACTCGTTCAAGTCCTCGAGAAACGAGCATTGGGCTGTTCTCCACGAACACGAATCTGGGTCGTACCTCGCTAACCACCCGCGCCATGTGCTTCCACATTCCTGATCGTTCTCCGTCAATCCCTGCGCCTTTTCCGGCTGCTGAGATGTCTTGGCATGGAAACCCGCCCGAAACAACGTCAACAATTCCTCGCCACGGCTTTCCGTCAAAGGTTTGTACGTCATCCCAAATCGGGAAAGGCGGGAGAAATCCGTCATTTTGTCGGGCGCACAGTACGCTTGCTGGGTACGGTTCCCATTCAACTGCACAGACTGTTCGCCATCCAAGAAGATGTCCCCCAAGTATTCCTCCACCAGCACCTGCGAAAAGAGCCAACTCATTCATTACTCCAATTCTCCACTTTGCAATTTCATCATGTAATTCTTAATTCTTTGAACAGAACCAGAGCCGTACTTGCGTTCAAGCCACTCAATGCGAACAGGCGTTAAAACCTTTTGCCCTGTGGATTCGTAAGTGCGGTAAAGAACTCTGGCTTCACCTAGCTCAATTTGGTATCTGTCACCAGAATTTTCTATTGATCGTCTGCTATATGCCACGGTGTTTACCCTAATGCCCACGCTTTTTCTTGTTTGACAATTGCGCCTGTTTGAGAAAGGTACGCTAGGGTGAAGTGAACTTGCTTAACCGTCCATCCAGTAAACTCAACAATCTCGCGTCTTGTCAAAGCGCCATGCTCAAGCAGTTTTATCAGTGCGTGTGATCTGGTCATCTCACAATCCTCCACTCAGTCTTTGGAATTGGATACACACGATCTTTTGGATGTGGGCAGTCTTCAGGAACGTACACAGCGCAATACACTTTCTGAAAAGCATTTCTCTTGCCGTGTGACCACCTGTCAACGTAAACGTCAGGCATGCCTCTAATGGCTGTTTTTACGTTGGCAATGTGTATCCCTAATATTTCTGACAACTCATGTCGTGTCAGGCCTTGTGCGTGTTTTCTCAGGCATTCACGGATAGCCTGTTGGCGAGTTGGTTTCATGCTTTTCTCAAAACTTGATTGATCTGCTGGCGAATGTGTTCAGGCATTGGCGCAGCTTTTTCTCTGTCAGCAGCAATCTTCAGCAAAGCAGGGTCTAGGCCTGTGTGCTGGGCAGGGACTGTTGTTCGGGCGATGTCAGCGGCTTGTTGAGCAAAGGACTGTCGTTCATGTGGCTTAAGCCAATCAGCCTGCAATCCTTGCGATCCACGGGCGCACCAAATTGTCAAAAATGCATTCAGGGTAATTCCAGCCTTTTCAGCTTCTTTCCTTGCAGACTTCAAGACGGTTTCAGTAACTGGAGCTTTCTTCGCTTTTCTGAGTGACAGCCAATCTTCCCATTCTTGCAATCCAACATCAGGTGGGCAAGCGACAGCGTTCTTCTTTGTCTCTTTCTTTGTCTCTGTCTCTCTCTCTCCCTCTGTCTCTGGGATAGCATCTTGATAGCACTCTGCTAGCACTCCACTAGCAACAACAAAAAAACCTTTATCAATCAACGGCTTAACGCCATCTTGATAGTCCTTGGGTGTGATGTGGAGCCGAAACACTAGCTCATCCAGTGAGCCATCAAAAATGCCATCTTTGGACTCAGATGCTAGCAACCATAGCAAAGGTGCAAGCGCCTTGCTAGCAAGTGGCAAGCACATAAAAACACGGTCATTCAGGATGTCACGATGGAGTTTTATCCACGGTGGGCAGCGGTCTTTGTAATGTTGGAAGACGGCCCAATTCTTTGGCTGTAAAAGCATGATTTTTCCATTCACTGTCCTTCACTGAAGAAACGCACGGCAGGTGGGAAGGCTCACTTTTCGACACGCTCATGACTTCGTATCTAGCCGGGTTTCATAAAACTATACCACCAATCACGCTCGGCTGTAAATGGTGATCGGGTTGTTGCCCTTGTACTTCTGGTGCATGTTCGCAATTTCTTGCCTTGTGAACATTTTTGACGGGCCACGCCAATCAAACGCATTGCCTTTTGACTTTGCCGTGCCGTCATCCCAGAAATAAGAATCCTTTGGCGGCTCTTGTACAACTGGCTGTTTTTCTGTGCGCTTGTAGTAGTAGGCGTATTTGCCGTTACTTTGCAAAACCTTCTTGACCAACACAATCAGTCCGTCAGCAAGCAGACTGTTTTTTATTGCTGCTGCTGAGTCTGCGTATCTTCCTGACATTCGCTTTGTGATTGTTCTGTGGCTTTGTGGGCCTTTTTCGAGTTGCTTGAGGTAGTAGAGTTTTGCTTGTAGCACAGGAGAAGTTCCTTTTTTGCGGTTAGTTCAATGGCTTTGCAAAGGACTGCAACAGATGCAGCCTCGAAATCGCCGGGGTCAAAAGTGTATTTCCGAATGGATTGCAGTGCGTCTATGCAAAGCTCCCAAGCGGCATCAAGTTCGTGTTCATCTGGTGTTTTCATACGGCAAAGATTATCATTGTTGACCTGCTTGTATATAGGGGTTTGTCCTAGTTATTTTTTCTTGTTGGCTGGATTACAGTGGAGGCTCAACAAGACAGGAGTTCACATGAACATCACACTTCTTCGCCACGCACGGCGA